TATCTTTGTTGCTAGGCAGCTAGTCAAGCATCAGGTAGGCTTGGTGTGGAACGAGGTGAGCAGGAGGTACGTAGACTACGAGCCATCGTTTCATGCGCCTTACTTCTGGAGGAAGCGAGCAGATAACAAAAAGCAAGGATCGTCTGATGAAATAATATCAGAAGACACAGGATTGTTTGCGTCCTACTGGGACTTGATAACAAGAGCAGAGGACACATACAAATACTTCTTGGAAAAAGGAGTAGCACCAGAGCAGGCTAGGATTGTTCTGCCCCAGAGTCTGATGACTGAATGGATCTGGACAGGATCACTTGTAGCTTTTGCTAGAGTAGTTAAACTACGACTCAGCGAAGACGCTCAGTTTGAGTGTCGCGCTATCGCTGAACGAATCAAAAATGAGTTAGACCAACAAGACAAAATAAAACATTCTTGGAGTGAGTTATGTCAGTAAACAATAGTATTCATGTTCATGATGCAAAAGAACTGAGGCTAGAGAAAAGCAAGACAGGAGGCTATATCGTTAGCACCGTATGTGACGGAGGTTACGTAGACTTCTATGTCCATGACAATCATGGTAAACTAAGGCTCAACATTGACTTAAGGGACTACGACGATGAGTAATCAAGCAGACTACGATGCATGGTTAGAGGGAATCAATGACTTCAATACGGCTGTTGATGACGCATGGTCTAGGATGTTTGCGTTGCATCTAGGTACGGCATTGCCGGACAGCAGCGTCAGGACAGAGTTCCGTGAGTTTGTTGCTGGTTGGTGTATGGAAGCTGAAGATAAACTCAGTGCAACAGAGGATGAGATCATCGAACTGCTCCCAGACTTTCTGAATCACTTAGTTCGTAATCAAAAGGCTTAATCACCATGTACAAGATCAAGGTTTCTCGACGTGATTTCTTTGACTTCAAGCTGAAACATTCGGCTCTGATGTACGAGGACAAGATCCTTACAAAGCTACACGAGATAGACAATGATGGTAATTATGTGATAAGCTTTGGGGAAGGTATCTCAGAAGATGCCTATCAACTCTTCAATGAGTTCATGAAAGAAAAAACAACCAACGGAGAAAACATTTATGAAAATGATTGACGGTATTCCTCAGATTGTAGAGGGCATGTCTTACTTCGCACATTTGCTGAAGCCTGTGCCTGATTACACTGAGAAGCAGAATCCGGGTGCTGGTAAGTACGGATGGGAGATCAACCTCGCAGTAAGCGACGATGTGTTCAAGGCTTTCAAGGAAGCAGGATACAACGTTGGTATGAAGCAGGCTGGTCAGTCTAAGTACACGCCTGATCCTGTGATTACTTTCTACCGATATCACCTTGACTACAACAAGCGCGAGAACACTGCACCTATCGTTGTTGATACCGAGAAGGAACCTTTTGGTGACATGATTGGTAACGGCTCTCGAGTAGCAGTACAGTGGTCGCCAATGGTGTACGGCAAAGGTAAATTCAAACGACCAATCGTTCAAGCGGTACAGGTTCTAGACCTGATTGAGATTGGATCGTACCCTGACTCAATGAAAGAAGTAGAGGTGGCATTCTGATGGCGAGCTGGACATATAAAACAGATACGGGTGTGTATGATGTTGAGCAGCTGAGTGACGAGGCTAAGATTTCTTTTCAGTATCTTGCTGAAGTAGAAGCTGAGCTTCAGACCCTAGGCAAAAGGTCTGATGTACTACGTGCAGCGGCTCAGACTTTTCACGCAGCGGTACAGTCTGCTCTAACTGATGACGCGCTGGTCGCAGAAGAAGTGGAGGATGTACAACCAGAGGAGTAACAACAAGGTGACGTTTGTAAAAACACATCAGCCTTGTAACTTGTGCGGGAGCAGTGACGCTGCTGGAATCAACGATGATGGCAGCGCCTACTGTTTCTCCTGTGCAGGGTACGACAGGGCAAACAAAGGAACAATAATGGAACAACAAGCAACCCCAGTACAGCAACAAGGGTATGCAGAAGAAGGTCAGTTTGCAGCACTATCTGACAGAGGCATATCAATGGACACCGCCAAGAAGTATGGTGTCAAAGTTGCTCATGACTTCAACGGCAACATCGTCAAACATATGTACCCTTACTTCGGAGAAGAAGATAAGGTCGCTACTAAAACTAGATTAACATTGTCTAAAGGTTTCGCTTGGTCAGGTATGGCAGGTGAGGCATCCCTTTTCGGACAACAACTATTCAGAGAAGGAGGTAAGTTTATTACGCTCACTGAGGGTGAGTGTGATGCTATGGCTGCATACGAACTCATGGGATCTAAATGGCCCGTAGTTAGTATTAAGTCTGGCGCTCAGTCAGCAGAGCGTGATGTACGAGAGAACCTAGAATACCTAGAGACTTTCGACAACGTTGTTATTTGTTTTGATTCGGACAAGCACGGTAGAGAAGCGACTCGCAGAGTAGCTAGGCTGCTGCGTCCAAGCAAAGCAAAGATCATGACCCTCCCCGAAGGGTTCAAAGATGCTAACGATATGCTACGTGCTAACAAGCATGGCGCTTTTGTTCAGGCATTCTGGGACTCTAAAACTTATACACCGTCTGGTGTACTCAACATCTCAGAGAACAGAGACAAGTTTAAGTTCAGAGAAAAGAAAGCCTCTGTCCCTTATCCTTGGCAGGGTCTGAACTCTAAGCTAGAAGGGCTGCGTCAAGGTGAGTTAGTTACTTTGACAGGCGGCACAGGCTTAGGTAAGTCCAGCGTTACTCGCGAGATAGAACACTGGCTCATCAAGAACACTTCCGACAATGTAGGTGTAGTTGCTTTGGAAGAAGACTGGAGACGTACTGTTGACGGTATCCTTTCTATTGAAGCCAACGCTAAGTTACACATTGATCGCATACGAGAACAGTTCACCGAAGAAGAGATAGATAAGTTATTTGACATCTTGTACGACGGTGACAATCGTAACCGTGTGTGGGTCCACGCTCACTTTGGTGCGAATGATATTGATTCTATTTTCAGCAAGCTTAGATTCATGATCATTGGCTGCGAGTGTAAGTGGGTTGTTGTTGATCACCTTCACATGCTGGTATCCACCACTACAGAAGGCGATGAACGTAGATCTATTGATGCGATCATGCACAGGCTGCGTACCCTTGTCGAAGAGACAGGCGTGGGCTTGATTCTTGTTTCACATCTTCGCAGGATTGATGGTAACAAAGGACACGAGAACGGTATTGAAACAGGGCTTAGTCACCTGCGCGGCTCTCAAAGTATCGCTCAGTTGTCTGACTGCGTGATTTCTCTTGAACGTAATCAACAGTCGTCTGATCCTGTCGAGTCTTCTACTACTCGTGTGCGTATCCTGAAGTCTAGGTACACAGGTGACGTAGGCTTGGCAACTCACTTGCTCTATGACAACGATACTGGTAGGCTTGCTGAGATTGAAACAGACGACATCGCTCACACTGATGAGGAAGAAGTCACTCTAGGATTTGAATAATGACCCGCCTTGTATTTGATGTAGAAACAGATGGCCTTGATGCTACCAAGATCTGGTGCATAGTGGCTCAAGATGTAGAATCAAAAGAGATTTATTCGTATGGGCCTGACAAGCTTGACGATGGGTATGATCTTCTTGACTCTGCTGATGATCTTGTAGGCCACAACATCATAGGCTTTGACATCCCTGTCATACGAAGGATCATGGACAAGCCTACGTTTGCTGAAGACAAGACAGTCATCGACACGCTGGTACTGTCTAGATTGTTTAACCCAGTGAAAGACGGTGGGCATAGTCTCAATCAGTGGGGCCATGAGATAGGAGTCAACAAGCTAGAGTTCAAAGAGTTTGAAGAATACTCTGAAGAGATGCTGGAGTATTGCATACGAGATGTTGAGCTAAACACTCTCGTGTACTATAAGCTAAAAGAACTTAGCCGAGGATTCTCAAAGCAGTGCGTAGAGCTAGAGCATCAGGTAGCTGGTATCATGAAGAGACAGGAGGAACATGGTTTCTTCTTCGACTCTATACGTGCTGAGCTGTTGCATGCTCAGCTGCGTGAGCGTATGCAGGATCTTGATGGAGAGATAAAGAAGGTATTTGTACCTAAGATATTTAGGCAAAAGCTTTTTCCTAGATACACAAAGACGGGAGCGATAAGCAAAGTAGCTGACACCGAAGAAGCTTATCACCTACGTAAGCTGCAAAGGGAAGAGGAACTGAAACAGATTTCAGGTGTGAGGCTTACCGAAGAAGAGTACCAGCTTATGCACGAGGAGAAACACTCTGTTCCTCTGCATATCGTTCGTACCTCAAGCGTAGAGCTGAACATCTCTTCTCGCAAGCAGATAGGTGAGTACCTTCAGGAGTTTGGGTGGAAGCCTACTGAGTTTACTGTCAACGGAAGACCAATCGTAAACGAAAAGACACTCAGCACAATCACTGACATACCCGAGGCTGAGCTAATCAAAGAACATTTCTTGTTACAAAAGCGAGAAGGGCAGATTAGATCTTGGCTTGAGAAGGTAGAGATGGATGACAGAGTACACGGCTTTGTTATTCCTAATGGGACTATCACAGGACGCATGACTCACCGCGACCCTAATATGGCGCAGGTTCCTAGTGTTTCTTCGCCATACGGTAAGGAGTGCCGCGCTTGCTGGACAGTGCCAAGGGGATACAAGCTAGTGGGTATTGATGCTAGTGGGCTTGAGCTACGAATGTTAGCTCACTACATGCACGACGAGGACTACACAAATGAAATCATTAACGGAGATATACACACCGCTAACCAACAGCTTGCAGGACTTGAATCAAGAAATCAGGCAAAGACTTTCATCTATGCACTCTTGTACGGAGCAGGAGATGAGAAGCTTGGAAGCGTGGCAGGAGGAGGTAGACGCACTGGTGAAAGACTTAGACAATCTTTCTTCGATAATCTACCATCATTCGCAAATCTTAAAAATCAGGTTGCAGGAGTCGTCGCAGAAAGGGACTACTTGAAGGGGCTTGATGGTAGGAAGCTGATTGTACGTAGTGAACACAGTGCCTTGAACACACTGCTTCAGGGTGCTGGCGCTATCGTAATGAAGCAAGCTCTTGTATTACTAGACGAAAAGATCAAAGATATAGACGCACACTTTGTTGCCAACGTGCATGATGAGTGGCAGATAGAAGTAAGAGAAGACCAAGCCGAACAAGTAGGTCAGTTAGGTGTTGAGGCTATCCGCGAAGCGGGTGAGATCTTAGAGCTTAACTGTCCTCTTGATGGCGAGTACAAAATAGGAGATGACTGGAGTGAAACTCACTGATATGGAACAACTTAATATATTTGATAATGTAGATCCGAATAAGTTACATAGAAAGAACGACCCACTAACAAGCAGGGAAGCTGCTTTTTCTGCTAATATAGCAAAGAGCCGGAAGTTTGTTTTAGACTTGATAGAGCAAGCTGGATCACGGGGTAGGACAATCAAGGAAATGACCACTGAAAACCCCAATGTCCCTACCAGCTCTATTTCTTCTCGGCCTAATGAGCTAGAAAAATTAGGGCTTGTATTTTATGCCGGAGATAAGCGAGACAGAGCAAGGGTTATAAGACATATAAAATATAAGAAGACTACAAATGAAAGTTAAACACGAGCCTAATAGACTAGGAGATATGGCAGAACACTACGCTATCACATGGCTATGGGATAAAGGCTATCATGTGTTCAAGAACTGTGGCTGCACTGGCCCCGCTGATATCGTGGCAGTGTCACCGAAAGGAGAGACTTTGCTGATTGATGTTAAGTCCTACAAAGATGGTAGGTTGTCTGCTAAGACTACCGATCAACGAAAACTTGGTGTACAATATGTTCACTATAATTCGGAGACAAGAAAATGTCGGTTCGTGAATCACAGAAAGTAAAAACACTAGACACCCTGATAGATGACATCTACGGTGTACTAGACAACCTCAACACAGACAAAGGCATAGAGATCCCAGAGGAACTTACGGAAGAGTTCCTCGCCTCTATGAAAGAGTCGCTTGAGTCTTGGTCTACGCCTAAGCTACAGTCTAAATCTATCCGCATGTCTAACGTAGGTCGCCCTCTCAGGCGTATCTGGTACGACATGCAAGAGGAGCCAGAGGGTTCCACCACTAAACACGTACACCCCTCTACCTTTGTTAAGTTCTTGTACGGCCACATGCTAGAGCATCTTGCTATTCTTCTTGTTAAACTATCTGGACATACTGTTACAGATATGCAGAAAGAAGTAGAGATTGATGGCATCAAGGGTCACATGGACTGCAAGATAGACGGTGAGGTAGTTGACATCAAGACAGCCTCTGGTTTTGCTTTCAAGAAGTTTTCTGAAGGAACCCTACCTGACAACGATCCCTTTGGCTACATCGCTCAGCTGTCAGGATACGAGCAGTCAGAGGGTACAGAGGATGGGGGATTCCTTGCCATCAACAAAGAGAACGGTGAGTTGAGTTTGTTCAGGCCGGGGAATCTGTCTAAGCCAAACGTATCTACACGGATCAACACAATCAAAGATGCCTTGGCAAAAGACGAGCCGCCTATCAAGCCTTGCTACAATCCAGTAGCAGAAGGTAAGAAAGGGAACATGAGGCTAGAGGCTGGCTGTGTTTACTGCCCTCACAAGGCTAAGTGCTGGGATGGATTGAGAGCATTCAAGTATTCTAACGGTGTTAAATATTTTACTCGTGTAGTAGCCTTGCCTAAAGTACCGGAGGTTCCTTTGATATGAACAGGAAAGTATCTAAAAGAATTAACAAGAAAGCCTTGGAGATTGCCGTTGAATGGTTGAAGAGTATGTTGCCTGAAGAAGAGGCAGCTAAGGTTCAAGTAGATGAGATACCTAGAGAGAACCACACAGTCTATAAAAACTCTGTTGCTTACTCTATTCCTTTCTCATACAAGGGAGCTAAGCAGATAATCAAGAGACTGATAAAACGAAACCCATCTCTTTCTATAGAAGACATCACTACCCAAGACATTGCTTCTTATCAGAGGCAGGCAGGTAGACCATGATGTTAGAGATTGATGACGATGTTGAAAGCATTGTTGCCTCCATGTTTACTTTCTTTATGTCAACTGGAGAAGGAGTAGAGAAGGTTCCAGACGAGGAACTAGTTAAACTACTTAACCTATTGCAACGAGAGATCATAAGAAGAAACGGTACATTACATTGAGTAGAAGAAAGCCTAGAGTTAGGCGTCCTATTGAAAAGGATAAGCCTAGAGGATACGATTCTAAATGGGAAAAGACGTTACATGATACAGTGCTACAGGACTGGACGCATCATGATGGCACTATCCCATACGTTATTGAACATAACTACCACCCTGATTTTACTAAAAGGATAGGACGTAAGAAAATTATTATAGAAGCAAAGGGTAGGTTCTGGGACTACGCTGAGTTCAACAAGTACGTATGGATTCAGAAAGCATTACCTAGTACAATGGAGTTAGTCTTCCTGTTCGCTGATCCATCAGCACCTATGCCACAGGCAAAGCGCAGGAAAGACGGGACTAAACGTAGTCACGGTGAGTGGGCATCTGATAATGGGTTCAGATGGTTTACTGCTGAAAGCCTTCCCGATGAGTGGAGGAGCGACACATGAAGTACAAATCAATAGATAATGCTGCAATTGCAGAATGGGATTCTGTTAGAGCTAACATAAAAAAATATGGAGTAGTGAATGCTATGCTAGATCCTGTTAATAATCCTGAACACTACAACAAAGGGGACATCGAGTGCATCGACGGCATCGAAGCAATGCTAACCAAAGAAGAGTTCATTGGGTACTTACGCGGAAACAGTCTGAAGTATCGATGGAGGTTCCCGTACAAGAACGGAGTAGAAGATCTAAAGAAAGCAGAATGGTACGAGAAGAGACTCCTGAATCTCCTGACAGAAGATGAAAAAGAATAACAACAATAATAACTACATCGACGCTAAGACAGAGCGTAGAAATAAGTACAATAAGAAACATAAGGGAAAGCCTACACGTATTCAGAAAAACTTTAAGAGTCTGAGGCGTGAGCAGCTACGCATGTTAGATGATGAACAGGACATAAGAGATGCGTGACCCAGACTTTGAATTGTTTTGTCAGCTAATGTATGCTGAGTATTGTGATGAGAAAGCGTTTAACAAAGAGATGCCTGTATTAAGATACTCAGAGTACAGGATAAGAAATGTAAGTTTTTTAAGAAAGGAGTTTGAAGAAAGATATGGATCAGTATCAACAGTACATCCACAAAAGTAGGTATGCTAGATATCTAGACGAAGAACAACGTAGAGAAACTTGGAACGAGACTGTCCTAAGATACGTTGACTTCTGGAAAGATAAGCTAACAACAGAAGAACAAGGGGAAATCTATACAGCTATTTTAAATATGGAAGTCATGCCCTCTATGCGTTGCATGATGACCGCAGGCCCCGCCTTAGAAAGAGATAACGTAGCAGGATTCAACTGCTCCTACTTACCTATCGATAGCCCACGTTCCTTTGACGAGCTAATGTATATCCTATTGAACGGAACTGGCGTAGGCTTCAGTGTTGAACGTGACTACGTTAATCAGTTACCAGAGGTTGCAGATAGTTTTCACGAGACAGACACAACGATTGTTGTAGCAGATAGTAAGATAGGTTGGGCCAGTTCCTTCCGTGAACTAATCAGCCTATTGTACGTAGGTAAAATACCTAAGTGTGACTTGACTCGTGTTCGTCCTGCCGGGGCTAGACTAAAGACCTTTGGAGGTAGAGCTAGTGGACCGCAGCCTCTTGCCGACTTGTTTAACTTTTCTGTTGAGCTTTTTCAGGGAGCTGCGGGTAGAAAGCTTACGTCTCTTGAGTGCCACGATCTTGTCTGCAAAATTGCTGACATCGTTGTGGTTGGTGGTGTACGCAGGTCTGCGCTTATCAGCCTCAGCAACGTTACTGATAATCGTATGGCTAACGCTAAGAACGGTGAATGGTATCTTAGTAATGGTCAGAGGGCTTTGGCGAATAACAGTGCTGTTTACTCTGAGCGGCCTGACTTTGACACCTACTCCTCTGAGATGAAGCG